CTGCCATCGGGCCCTATGCCGTAATTAGAACTCGCTTGTCTTGATGACGGAGCAAAAACGTTACCAAGTGTTTCAACAGACAGCTGACCAACAACACAATGAATTGTTATCGTGTCAATAACATGATTTCTCGGACTGTATCTGTTTGGTGAAATGCATACATAATCAACTAAAGAACTATTACTCATAATTATAAATCTCCTTTTACTCAACCTCAGGCAATCCTGCCACACTCGTAAGCAGTGATAACAGTCCTGCCAATATTGCCGTGCTTGCAACCGTTGCCCAGTCCACCTCATGAAGCACCGCAGACGTACTCATAACAGCCGCAGCTGTCTGAGCAATTGTTTTTACAGCTCTTATAGCCGCCGCTTTCAGCCATTTTTTATTCATGGGCGCTGCTCCTCTTTCTTCCCCTCAAGAGTATCAAGCCTGTGATGTGCGGATTTGTCCGACTGCTCTACACGGATCAGCCTGTCCCTCAAATCCTGAATATCACTTTTCATGTTACGCATATCAGATTTTATCTCATTGACTCCGTTGCTTATGTTTTCAAGCTTAACAATGAGTGTAGTTAGGTTTGTTGCTTCCTGCCTGTTGTCGTTTGCGTTACTGCGTTTGATATTTGTTACCGCCACTGCCGCAGCGATCACAACAGATATTACCGACAATAAGACAGATACATCTATCATGGTAGACATGAGTTTTTACACCTCACTTGCGTTTTTTTCTTCTGTTTCCTCGTATTTGTAAATGCTGTCCAATACGTCAATAGCTTCCGAGTATATCTCATAAGTACCAATCTTTCTGATTAAATAATCCTCGCTTGAATACGTTCTTTTGAATTCTCGTCTTCCAAATCTAACATTTTCTGTAACAATCACCACTATACCCCCTCAGGCAATTGACTTAAACCCTTGATTTGATCCTCATAAACAGTCCAGTTTGTTGCTGTCTTGTAATCGTCTACAAGCTCATCAGGAACATAAATATAACCCGCACCTCTAGCAATCCTTGTGTTGCTCAACCCGCTTGTGTTCAACAGTGGGACTACACTATTAATCGACAAAATAAGAGTCGTTAAACCGGTGCAGTCCGTAAATGCACTGCCGCCTATGCTAACAACTTTGTCAAACTTTACCGTAGTTAAATTTGTGCAATTTCTGAACGCATGAGCGCCTATACTTGTAACTCTACTATTGTTTATCGTTGTAAGACTTCTGTCGATCAACGCATCAAGAGTTGCGATATCTGCTGAACTGCCGCCTTTCTTAGCTTTGATATAATTGTAAATCTGGAAGTTATCCATTACCGCCGCCCCCTACAAGTACCCAGCCGCTTAACGTCAGCCTGTACAAATTGCCTGTATCGTCACACAAAGCAGTTGATCCCGGTGAAGCGTTTGTTATCAAGTTAAGCTTAGAAATATCGGTTTCATTAAGACCGTAATCGTTGCGCCCCTGAAAATTAACACCTCCGTTAAGGTTTACAGCGTATATTGACCCAAAATCAGGAACGCTGTTTTCATCAAATTCCATGCCTAATTTTATTACCTTGGACATTTTATCACTCCTTTGATATTTAAGGACAAAAACTCTTATTCCTCAATCTCTTCAAATTCTAACATAAAACGATATCCACACCAAAAATAGTTTTTGCCGTTTATTCTTACCTCACCTCTTGCAAAACTATTTTGTGGAACTCCAAGAACTCTGTAAAAATGCTTTATTCTTAAATTTGCTTCAAAACTATAAGGATTTGTCAGCAAAAATTTTCTTCCTCCAAGTCCATCTGCAATAACTGTTGAATATTCGGAAACAGCTTCAATATTTGTATGATTTTCAGATAAGATATAATATGTATTGGTGTTATTCGTTGAAACACCGATAAACATTGAATGAACAGACTGTGGGATATAATAATTTGGAAATGCAAAATCCGTTTTTGATATGTTAATTCCCCAAGCAACGCCATATTCCGTTCTTAAATATGAAATCTCTGTTGAGGCAGTTGACGCAGAGTCGCTCAATACACATTTATTATTCCCAATATAATACTCTGCTAATATTCCCGATGTGCCGTTAAGCGAAACTATTATCTTCATTTTGTTTTGTGAATCAAGATTAATTGTTAGGACAGAGCTTGATACATTCCTTGAAAATGTTACATCTTCAAATCCGGAAAAAAATTCCTCAAAAAACGTCCAAACCTGAGAAATTGTCGATGACGTTATTTCCGATGTTGTCCAGGAACGTGATACAATTTCGTTAAAAGTTGCTGTTGATGCTGACATATTATTCATCCTCCTCGTATGTTACAGGTTCTGTTTTAACACTGCATGAATTCAGTGATATAAGAACAGCATGCCGAGTAGTTTCCGTACAATCTCCGGCAGTAAGTTTTTCATCCAGTCTTTTGATTGCTCTTATAACTTCATTTTTACCCGAAAGATATTCGTCCCTGCTATACATAATCTCACTAAGCAGCGACGCATATTTTTCCGTGTAATCATTTTGAATTCCGGAAAGCTCATTGACAATATCCTCAACAGCGTCCGTAATATCAGAACTGATTATGCTTTGGACTCCCGAAAGCCGTGACTCAATTGTGCCTTTTGCTGTGCTTATTTCGTTTGTTAAGTGACTTTCGGAACTATCTATTACACTTTCGATCGTATATTGAGAGTTTCCAAGCTTGCTTAAAATGTCGTTTGCCGTGCTTTGAACACCGCTTACCGATGAGTTAACACTACTGCTTACATTCCCCGCAGCTGTATTAATCGTGCTTTTTATCTCGTTCGAGGCTAATTCTATTTTCGCAATTACATCTTGGCTGCTTCCTGAGTTCGCTAAGTTTGTATCGATAACCCTCATATTGCTGTTAAAGTCCTCTATGTTGAAATAATCCGAGCCGGACGGCATTTTTAAATTGTAATTAGGTGTAGTATTCATTCTATCCCCTGACTTCCATCAGTATTATAAATAATAAGGCAATATACGTTCATTGTATATGTTTTAGTTTCATCACTTTCGTTCCTAAAAGAAAAATTTCCCTGAATGCTTCTGCCATCTCTTGTATATCTGAGATTTGTATCAGTATAAAAACTTTTATCGCCAAAATCACAAGTAACCATTATGATTGGATGTTGCTGCTCAATATTGATGTTATCGGGGAAAATATTGTCAAATCTAAATTGTATGTTTCTGAGTGTTCCGGAGTTTATTGAATCGGTAAATGTTCTCGTTCCCCAACGCATTTGCAGCTTGTCTTTATGATTAAAAAAGGAATTAATGTCCGATGCACTTGGGTTTATTCCTTGTACTTTTGCACAAACCTCATCCAACTCTTCACCCGAATAACTCAGCGTATAATCTGCCATAAATCATTAGCTCCTTTCATTACAGCAGCTCTTCGCCTGTCAAACCTACCGCTGAAATCTCAGCCGAAAAACCACCGCTGTACTTGAATTTTAACTTTGTTATAGGAATAGCATACACTGTCCTGCTGTTAATATCCGCATAATTGACAACATCTCCCAAGTCAAAACGAGGGTCCCCCAATCGCTGATTTACCTCGGCTGTGTACCATGAAAAACCGCCTGTTTTTACAAACAATGAACTCAGCAAAACCGCTGTTATATACGGATTTTCAAACTCCAACACTCTGCCCTGTGTTTTATCTGTATTGCCTATGGTGAGTGTTACCGTATTCCCGCCCGACAAGGACGGAACGTGACAAATAATACCGATAATACTGTTTGCTTTTTCGGATACAGTAGGTTCGTCTATTGTGTTTTGAGTAACGGTTCTCTGAGCCATGCTGTACCATTTCCGTACGTATTGACCATGACGGTTTATAAATCCGAACTGCCCGTTTGCCGCCGCAATATAGGACAGCATTTGACGTTTTGTGCAGCCCTCGGGAATTGCCGATATTTCAAAAACAAAGCTTCCTGTTTTAATTCTGTTACCGTTTTTGTCGTAAACATCCTTGTTATTTGCTTCAATTAAATATGCCGCTTCGTTAAAGTTATTGCCGTTTTCGCATCCAATTTGACTGCAAATATCATCTTCAATTTCCCTTGAAGATGCCGGTAAACTTACATTGCGCTCATATACACTATCCGAAAAATACAGCCTGTCATACAATTCAAGTTCTGAAATATCACCTTTTTTCTTATGCTTGACACATGTAAATTCTCCCAACGGAATGTTTTCATTACATAAAATCTCATTGAGCCTGACAATTTCGTTTACTGTCATGCCCATAAGCTCCGAAAAAGTGTACGGTCTAAGCTCATCATAGGTTATCCCGAAACGGTTTCTTAGGTAGATATACAGTTTGAATTGCTGCCCTAAAAATGATGTATTTTTTGCTCCGGTAAGCCTTACTGAAAGTGACTGCGAACATATCGCTCCAAGCTCAATATCATCGGAAAGTGTTGTTGAAGCTGTTTCCGTTTCGGCAGAAAACAGATATTCTCCCGCATATTTTTCACCTGTTGATATACGCTCCAAGATTAAACCGTAAAGAGGATTAAGACTTCGTATAGCCTGTTCTACCTCTGCGTTTTCAACTTTATACACACTTATCACCTCTCAATCAGATTTACGGTGAGCTTTCTATAAATGACATTTCCGTTGTTGTAAATTATGCCTGTGGGAGTCGCAAGACCTGCGTAACAAGTAATCGCAATATAAACACATCTGTGATAAAACTCAACCGGAAAATAGTCCGCTCCGTCCTCGACAAGCTGTAAAATTTGTGTTGTATCTTCCTCTGAAATCATCGTCCAGCATAGAGGAATTTTGTATTTGAAATACTGTCTTGAACCTACCGATGTTCCCGAAACAACACGTCCCGAATTAGATGTCCATTCGGGGTTATTGGTAGGTGACCATGTTTCCGGATCGGGATTTTTTACCCATACACCGTTAATTTTTATCAGGTTCATGTTTTGGTTAAGGCTCAAAACGCTTTCGCCCCCGTTCTGCGTTCGTATTCAGCCGACAATTTGCGTATTGCTTCAAACAGCACTCGTTTATCAACTTCTGCTATTACAGTCAAATCGAGTTCACGCAGGATAGATATTATCTCTCTCAGCAGCTCGATTATTTGGTTAAGTTCTATACCGCCCGAAAGCATACCTTCCAATTTCGAGAGAGGCGCTATAACTTCGGGGTCAACACTTGCGTTTTCATTATCGCCTACCATTGCAAGTGTTGGAGCCGTTGCAAGTCCGCCGTTATAAAGTCTTGGAATCCTCGGTACTTCATCAGGCATTGAAAAGCCCCAGTCTGCTCCAAACAACCCTCCGATTGCGCCCACAAAATCGCCTACACCGTCAACAATGGATTTCAGAACACCGTAAAGAGCTGACCAGACTGTGTTAAGAGCGTCTATCACTAAGTTTAATGCGCCCTTTATAACACCCCATATTATGATACAAATACCATGAACAAACTCTGCAAAGCCTTTTACGGCTTTTTCCATATCTCCGGTAAAAATGCCTGTTATAAAGTCAAGCACACCCTGTAAGCTTCGTATAAGTCCACGAATAACGTCAATAATTATTCCAACAGCATCGCACACAGCATCCCGAATCGACTTTAACGCACTTAACACACCCACCATAATACGCTTGATAAACGTATCGTAAAGCGGACGGAGAAAGCCGTTCCAAAGAGCCGTTACCGTATCCATCAGACTGCTGATAAATTCAAGTATTCCGTCCCAAAGCTTGCTTAAATGCTTATCCCAAAGTTCTCCTACAGAGTCAATAATGTAATCAATGAATGGTGTAATGTAGTTATTCCGAAAATCGAGCAAAACCGTTTGAACGTCAAAAAACGCTTGTGTTAATTTGTCAAAAGCTTCCGAACCGGTGTCGTCCCACCACTCTGTAAGCCTTGTCCCGATATCGCCTAAAATGCCGCCGAATGTAGTCATTGCATTTGCAGCATTTTCATTTAGTCCGTCAAAAAATGTCCCGATAGTGTCTTTGTTATCCGATGTCCAAGTTTCAAAATTCTTGGAAAGAATATCAAGTTTGCCTGTTAGAACATCTGTGAACGATAAAGCAAAAATGCTTGCTCCGCCTAATAAATCTGCATATCCTGTTGATAAATCTTCACTGCATCTGCCTAAGCTTGCGTTAGCTTCATTCAAAATATTTGATATTCCGTTTGAAGTCTGAACAGCTGTATTTTCAAAATGCGTTTTTATCTTGTCGGTATATTCGGAAATGGTACCGCCGTATTTGTCAACATACTTTTCTATGCTTTTTTGCGCAGTATCAAGTACATTTTGTGAATATGTTTTTACTTTATCGGTTAAAGTATGAAACATATTCATCAAATTTTCAATTTTGCTTTTAATGTTGTCAAAATTTACAGAATTAACAGCGTCCTGCAAATTATCAACACTATTCGCTGTATTTTGTACGCTTTGTGTTATTTCCTCTGCTTGTTCTTTTTGTTCTTGACTGTCGTTTTCCTCTTCATCGGGTCCTTTTGCAACGCTCATTTCATCGAAACCAGCGAGATAATTTTTTGCTTTTTTCTCCTGCTTCTTTTCGGTTTCTTCAATTTTTTCCTGAACCTTTTCCTCCGCTTTAACTGCGGTATCAGCAGCATTAGAAACAGCGCCGCCAACGTCCTCTGCATTATCAATATCCCAGCCGAAAAGCTCAGACAGCGCCTGTGTGGCTGCTTTTGCTGTTTCTGTTAAAGATTGAATTGCGTTTGTTATCTTGTGAATTATAGGTATTAATGCTTGTAAAATTGGCTTCCCTATTGCCGCTTGAAATTGTTTCCAAGCCTCTTTTAAATTGCCTGTTACATTTTCCCAGCCATCGGCTTCTCGTGCGGCTTGCCCCATTGCTCCCGACAGCTTATTAGCGTCTTTTACCATTTGCAGAAGCGCAAGCTGTTTTTGAGCTTCCGAAAGGTCCTTAAATGACTTCCCATACAGTTTATTAGCGGCAGCATTTCTCGTTGTTTCAGTGCATGAAATACCCAGCGCCGCATCGTTTGCATAGTTGCCTTTTAAAAATGCTTTTAAACTTTCGGCGGTATCTTCAAGTGAACGGTCATAATATGCAGCACTGTCGGCAGTCACTTGCAAAGCCTCCTGCATCATATTCAGAGCATTTACGGAGTCCATGCCGCTTGCCTTTGCGAAAGCGTAAATCTGAGTGCCGACACCCTGCAAACGTGTTTCCAATATTCCGCTTTCATCAGCCACTTTTTTTATAGCGTTTCTTGCTTCGGTTTCAAGCGTTCCGAAAGTCTGCTCCAGCTGCGCATTAAGAGCTTTGACCTGCGCCGCAGCTTCTACGCACGACTTTGTAAAAGCAACAACCTGTTTTACTGCAAATGCGCTTATTATTAATGCTCCTAATTTTTTAACAGCATTTCCAAGCGAATTTGTAATGCTGGAAGCTGTGTTTTGAGCCTGATTTCCAAGCTCCGATGTTTGCTGTGCAGCATTCCGGAGATGTTGAGAAAGATTATTTGCATTTTGATTTAGAGCTTGTGATACTTGACCTGAATTTCCTTGGACAGCCTGCGAAACATTACCCGACATCTGCGTTAGCTGGTTTTGTATACCATTGGCAAGATTGCTCGCAGCATTGTTCATTGTTCCGTTTAAGCTTTGACACATCTGTGTCATGTTGTTTTGCATATTGGAGGCAATTTGTGCAGAGGTGCTTTGAAAGGTACTCATCATGGATTGTGACAAGCCGTTAACACTGTTCTGCACGCCGTTTGCCATTTGTGATATACTGTTTCCCAATCTCTGCATACTGTTTTCACAGCCTGTAAGAGCTGCGCTGAAACCTTGCGTTAACTGAGCATTGATCTGTTGAGCTGCTGCGGATATAGCTTGATTTAAGGCATTTGTATTAACACTCAAATCAAAGGAAACCGAACCGACTGTAGTTGTATTACCCGCCATTCGTCACACCTCCCGACAAAGCTATAAAGCCATTTTTTATACTGTTCAAAACACTGTCCATCGTTTTTTCGGAAACTTTCAGCGCTTTTTTATTTCTCCATTCATTACGGATTTTACGCTGATGTACAGTAAAATTTTTAAGAATTTTAGGATCGTTTTCCGCTCTTATTTGAACAATTCTTCCCAAAGGGGATTCGGGACTGAGTCCTGATAACAATGCGCAGAACTCGTCCCATTTCATCTTTTTAAAATCTTCCGAATAAATTCTAATCCCATACTCCGATAAAAAAGAGGATATAATTAAATCAAAGTCCTCTATTATGTCGTAGCATGGGTCTGAACTTCCCCCTCGTCACCGCTGTCCATAACAAGTGACATTGCTGTTTCAAAGAGAATACGAAAATTCTTGATATTCAGCTTCATTGCTCTGATTTTATCATAATCTTCCTGCGAAAAGATTGTACTGCAAATACGCTCAATAGTTTCTGCATTCATCTCACCGTTTAACAGCGGAACTACTTCAAGCATTTTTACGGCTTCATCGTTTACGGTAAGAGTAATATCGCCTATTCTGATTTGCGGCTTTTCCAATGATAATTTCTCTGTAATATCTACTATCTTTGACATTTCAAATATCTCCTTTACGTTTGCTGTGTTACAGTTGGCTGTGTTACAGTTGGCTGTGTTACAGTTGGCTTCTTGTTGCTCATTACCTCAAATTCAAGAGGTGCAACTGCGGTTGAATCACCTGATCCGAGCGCAGTTACATTTATTGCCGAATTTGGAAGTTTGATTGATGTACCATCGGGAAAATCCCATTCAAAGTCCGCCATTGCTTCTCTGCCGTTTTTAAACGCAATATCGGCTACAAAGTCATTGCCGGTATCTCCGACTTTTCTTTTTGCGGTAACTGTAATTGTTACTGATTTTGCCGTTGGCAGCCTGCTAACCCAGCCGTCGTCTTCAAATGCATACCACTCTTCAATACCGTTGCTGAATACTACCGAAAAAGTAGTGCATTCTGCAATTGTATTCAATGTTTGTGTGCCTGTTTCACCGATTTTGAATTGATTTTCATAACAGGGATATACTCCCGCAAACGGTGTTTGGTCTGGCATAATTAATCCGTCCTTTCGTAATAAACATCAA